CTGCTGGAGGTGAATACAAAACCGCTGATGGAAAAAATTATATAGGATACTATCATATCCACGATAAAACAGGTCCTATGGTTGGTGCTACTCACATTAAAGAACCTCACGGACTTTTATTTCCTATAAACGAAAATATCTCTACTAAACATAATCAATCCGCTCAAATGAGAACCCAAACAACTAGTAGTTATACTCCACCTTCAAACAATTATTCACCTCCTTCAATAGGTGGGGGAGGAGGAGGTTATTAAATTTGGAATTATAAATTTTAGTTCATACATTTATATAATGAATTAAATTTATGTTTTATATAGTTGAAACACAAGAACAATTAAATAAGTTTTGCTTAAGAGGTTATAACGAGGCATTTGTCGAAATCATACCTTTTAACGATGCTGTACATCCGGCTCTCAATAACATATCTTTAATATATGTAAAGCCGCTTATTGACTCTAAGGGATACATATTTTGTATTAACCACAGTAAATCATTATCGCTATCATTAGATGAAGTTAGCACAGCACTTAAATCAATAGAAAAAATATATGCGCTAGACAAGAAATCATTTTTATATTACTTTATATATAAGCACATATACCAACTCACCTCCCCTCCTCCTACGTATATACACCCCCCCGTATTTGACCTATACAAATCTCACCCATCCCCTAACCGCCTTATTCCTATTTCTAAACACTACGAAAAACATACTCATATTTATAATCAAATTAAAGATTTTACCCCTGTTAGTAACTTTAAAGACTTAACAATAAAATGTTTTTTTCACGTTGAATCTCAAGGAATACACATAGACCAACCTACATTTGCGACACACTATGAAAACTATAATACCGCGTGTAATATACAAGACAATACAATATATACACAATATAACTTGGACACAACCACAAGCAGACCAAGTAATACTTTTAATGGTGTTAATTTTTTAGCAATACCAAAAAACACAGGTGCCCGAAAATCATTCATACCCAAAAACTCTAAATTTGTAGAAATTGATATTTCGGCTTATCATCCTGCTTTGGCTGCTAATTTAGTCGATTTCGATTTTGGCGACAGCGATATACACAACGCATTCGCCCAAATGTATGGCGTATCTTATCAAGAAGCTAAAACAATCACATTCCAGCAAATGTACGGCGGTGTATTTGAAGCGTACAAAGATTTGGAGTTTTTTAAAAAGATTGGATCGTACATAAGCGATAAATGGGAAGAGTTTAATAATTCGGGACAAATTATCGTGCCAATTTCGGGTTATTGTCTTAAAAAGGATAAATTAGAAAACATGAATCCGCAAAAGCTCTTTAATTATGTGCTACAAGGGTTGGAAACCGCAAATAACGTTCGTATATTAATAGATGTAATTAAGTTACTAAAAGGCAAAAATACACAAGTAGTGTTATACACGTACGATGCGTTTTTGCTTGATTGGGACGAAAACGAAGACATATTAAACGATATAATAAACATATTTAAACACAAAGGGTTACAAACAAAATTAAGTTATGGACAATCATATGATTTTACACAAGTATGACGATATTTATTGGGGAGAAACCCCATTAAATACAATAGACTTGGACAATAAACTATTATGCACATTTGTAGATCAAAAAGATCTAGATGTATTATTATCAAATATAATATCGTCTTATTCTATTAAATACAATAAAATATTTGTACTACACATTAAGAGTACAGGCGAATACGCATTAACATACAATATAGACCAAGGAAATATACCGCACATTCCTACAAATACAATATTGGTGCACCGCAATAAAGCAAGTAATACTCTTTATACCATAAACGCACTTAATGAACTGATAAAATCATTAAATGGGGGGGTTGTAGATACGAGTTATAGAGTGGAATGGCAACACTATAAAAATAGCATTTTATTAACGCAAGAAGGGCAATTCAAACAATTAGGAACAAAAATTCACGAAATTGTTGAAATTTAGTTGGCATAGCCAAAATTAGTTATTATATTCAATCATAAACTTAAAATTTTAAACGTTATGGATTTAAATGAAATGAAACGTCGATTGCAGGAAATGCAATCAAAATCTGCTGAGAAAGCAGATGAGAAAAAGAAGGTATTTTGGAAACCTTCTGTTGGTAAACAAACAATTCGTATTGTACCTAATAAGTATAATAAGAAAAATCCGTTTACCGAATTGTATTTTTACTATGGAATTGGTAATAATACAATGTTGTCTCCCACCAATTGGGGCGAGCGAGATCCGATTGCTGAATTTGCTAAAGAGCTTCGCAAAACTAGCGATAAAGAAAATTGGAGATTAGCTCGCAAATTGGATCCAAAAGTTCGTATTTTCGTTCCGGTTGTTGTCCGAGGCGAAGAAGACCAAGGTGTTCGTTTATGGCAATTTGGTAAAGAAACCTATATGGATTTCTTGAATCTAGCCGATAACGAAGACGTAGGTGATTTTACGGACGTGGCAACAGGTAGAGATATTATCTTGACAACTGTTGGACCTGAAGTTACAGGTACACCATATAACAAGACAAGTATCATGCCTCGTACTAAAGAAACTCCGGTTTCTGAAGATAAATCGTACGTAAAAAATGCTTTGGAAAACCAACCTAACCCAATGGAATCCTTTAGAAAGTATTCATTTGATGAAATGAAGACTGCTCTCCAAACTTGGTTATCCCCTGAAGGTGAAGAAGAAACAGCTGCACCTGAAAAGCCATCTACAAATTATGCTTTGAAAAATACTTCTGTAAAAGAAAACAAAGCAGAGAAATTTGATAGTTTGTTTGGAGACGAAGAAGGAGATGACGACATGCCGTTTTAAATTGAAAAGCAAATATGGCTCGAACTAAAAGTGAATCGCTGACAGCAGCAGTATCTGCTGAGCTTAGATCTGGGTTTGATTTGAACAAATTCAAAACCAAAAAGATGCTTAACTCAAGCGTTAAGTTTAAGGATCAAAAATGGATTCCCTTGAGCTCTGCTTTTCAAGAAACGACATCTGTACCTGGTATCCCGATGGGCCACATAGTTCTACTACGTGGTCACTCGGATACAGGTAAAACAACAGCAATGATTGAAGCGGCAGTATCAGCCCAAAAAATGGGCGTACTGCCCGTCTTCATTGTTACTGAGATGAAATGGAATTGGGAACACGCTACTCAAATGGGATTAGAAGTTAAACGTGTTGTGGATGAAAAAACAGGTGAATTGTTAGATTATGAAGGTAGTTTCTTATATATCGATAGAGAAAATCTTCACACAATAGAAGATGTAGCTGCATTTATACTAGATTTGTTAGATGAACAAAAGAAAGGCAATCTCCCATACGATTTATTATTTTTGTGGGATTCAATCGGTTCTGTACCTTGCGAATTGTCTGTTAAATCTAATAAAAATAACAACGAATGGAATGCAGGTGCAATGTCAACTCAATTTGGCAACAATGTAAATCAAAAGATTACGCTTTCTAGAAAAGAATCCTCTCCTTATACAAATACCTTAGTGTGCGTCAATAAAGTTTGGACAGCTAAAGCTGAAGTTCCTATGGGGCAACCTAAACTTATGAATAAAGGAGGATTTGCAATGTGGTTTGATGCAACGTTTGTTATTACATTTGGTAATGTAGCTAATGCCGGAACTAGCAAAATTAAAGCTATTAAAGACGGCAAACAAGTTGAATTTGCTAAACGTACTAACGTTCAGATTGATAAAAACCATATCAACGGGGTCCAATCTAAAGGTAAGATTGTAATTACCCCACACGGCTTTATTAACGATGACGATAAAGAAATTAAAGCCTATAAAGACGCTCACGCCGCAGAATGGAGTGCAATACTTGGTGGACTAGATTTTGATATTTTCGAAGAAGAAGATACATTCGAAGCAACCAATATATTCTCTCAAGAACCCGATTAATTATGGAAAATAAAGAGTTACTTAAACTCCTCAACAATGTGAATGAGGGGAATGATAATTTATCCTTCGATAGGCATAATCATGTTTTATTGATAGATGCTTTAAACTTGTTCTTTAGGAACTTTACAACAATGCGCTTTACAAATAGTGAAGGTGTACACGTTGGGGGGATGGGGGGGTTCATACGCTCTTTAGGATACTTAATTGATAAGGTTAGACCATCTTCTGTGTATGTTGTGTTCGATGGAGCAGGTGCTTCTACAAATAGAAGAAACCTGCTCCCCGAATACAAATCCGGTCGAAATTTAACTCGAATTACTCATTGGGAAGTATTTGATGATGTAGACGATGAAAATAGTGCTAAAGTAGGACAAATATCAAGGCTAATACATTATTTACATTGCTTGCCCGTTAAATTATTGTCAATACCCAAAGCAGAGGCTGATGACATTATAGCTTATATGTCAAAATATATGCCGAGTAAATACAATACAAAAGTAACAATAGTTTCTTCTGATAAAGATTTTTTACAGCTTGTCAATGCAAAGGTTGATATTTATCGTCCCATAGAAAAAGAAATATTTTCATATAATCACGTAAAAGAAAAATTTGGTTTAATACCTGAAAATTTTATCTTACGTAAAGTACTCTTAGGCGATGCTTCTGATAAAGTACCTGGTGTAAAGGGGTTAGGTGAAAAGGGGTTTTTAAAAAAATTCCCTGAATTAGCTACTCAAATTCTTACATTAGAAAATATTTTTGAAATAGCAGAATCAAAATATAAACAACACGACGTGTACGCTAGAATAGTTTTAGAAAGAAATAAATTAGAGCAAAATTATAAGCTTATGGATCTATCTAATCCGTTGCTAGACGATAACGACAAAATTGATATTCAAGATGCTATTGAAAGTCTGTTACCCGAATTTCACCCTAAAGCATTTTTAGAATTATATGAAGAAGATGGTTTAGGACATATGATCAGAAATGTAGATTTTTGGTTAAAAAATTGTTTTACAAGTTTAACAAGTTATAAATAAAATAGTTATGACATTAAGTACTTTAGATAAGTATGGGAATGCTTTCCAAATAAAGGTAATCTCATGTTTATTAACAGATAAAAAATTCTTAATTAGTATTCACGATGTATTATCCGATGAATACTTTTCGAATCAAGCACATAAATGGGTTATTAAAGAAATATTGAAATACTTTGATAAGTATCATACAACTCCTTCAATGGAAGTATTAAAAGTCGAACTAAAGAAAATCGATAATGAAGTACTACAAATTTCCATTAAAGAACAATTGCGAGAAGCATACAAATCTTCAGATGAAGATCTGGTATATGTTGAAGAAGAATTTTCAAACTTTTGTAAAAATCAACAACTTAAAAAAGCATTGCTTACAAGTGTTGATTTTTTAAACTCCGGCGACTATGATTCTATACGTTCATTGATTGATAATGCTTTAAAAGCAGGGCAAGATAAAAACGTAGGACATGAATATAATAAAGATGTTGAATCTAGGTATAGAGACGATCACAGGATTGTTGTACCTACTCCTTGGGATCATTTTAATCTTTTATTGCAAGGTGGACTCGGTAATGGCGACTTTGGACTTATATTTGGTAATCCTGGTGGTGGTAAATCTTGGACATTAATTGCCTTAGGTGGCTACGCAGTGAGTATGGGTTTTAATGTTATTCACTATACCCTAGAATTAGGTGAAGATTATGTTGGTAGAAGATATGACGCCTTCTTTACTCAGATCCCTGTTAATCGTATAATGGAAACACCACACAGACCTCAAGTTGAACAGACGGTATCAAATTTACCAGGACAATTGATTATTAAAGAGTATTCACCGGGTAAAGCATCAATATCTACTATTGAATCGCATATTAAAAAGTGTATAGACCAAGAATTTAAGCCCGATTTAATTATTATTGACTACGTAGATCTTCTTCGTTCTAAAAAAACAAATCGTGAGCGTAAAGATGAGATTGATGATATTTATATTAGTACTAAAGGATTAGCTCGCGAATTAAGTTTACCTGTATGGTCAGTTTCGCAAGTAAATCGTGCAGGTGCAAAAGACAATATTATTGAGGGTGATAAAGCTGCAGGATCATACGATAAAATTATGATCACTGATGTGGCAATATCACTCTCTCGTAAACGTCAAGATAAAGTAAACGGAACAGGTAGATTTCACATTATGAAAAATAGATACGGAATGGATGGTATGACTTTTGGAGCCAAAATAGACACATCAACTGGACATTTTGACATTTCAGATGAAAGTTCTATGGACGATGACGAAGAAACAACATCAAAACCACAAAGTAATAGAGATATCCTAAATAGAAATACAAATTTTGATGAATTAGACAGACAAATGTTAGCAAATAAATTTTTTAACCTAAGTGTATGATAACTGAACCAAGATTATTTTACAAACCTTTTGAATACCAAACAGCATTTGAATATTATAAGAACCAACATAGAGCCCATTGGCTAGCAGACGAGGTACCTTTAGCATCTGATTTAAATGATTGGAAACTTAAATTAAATGAATCTGAAAAGAATCTTATAGGTAATATCCTAAAATCATTTGCTCAAACTGAGGTTCACGTAAACGATTATTGGTCAACTAAGGTATCTATTTGGTTTCCAAAACCTGAAATACAAGCTATGTCTCGTGCATTTGCTGATTTTGAAAGTATACATGCTGAAGCTTATGCTCGCTTGAATGAAGAGCTTGGTTTAGATAATTTTGCAGCATTTTTAGAAGATGAAGTATCAAAAGCTAAAATTGAAAGACTAATCGAAGT